CACAAGGAACCAAAGGAGAAACAGGTACTCAAGGAACCAAAGGTGAAAAAGGAACTCAAGGAACCAAAGGTACATTAGGTACACAGGGTATATTAGGTACACAGGGTATATTAGGTACTCAAGGTACTAAAGGTACATTAGGTACCCAAGGAACTAAAGGATCTACTGGTACTCAAGGAACTAAAGGTATATTAGGTACACAAGGTATATTAGGTACTCAAGGTATTAGAGGACCACAAGGAACTAAAGGTACATTAGGAACTCAAGGAACCAAAGGATCTACTGGTACCCAAGGAACTAAAGGTATATTAGGTACACAAGGTATATTAGGTACTCAAGGTATTAGAGGACCACAAGGAACTAGAGGATCTACTGGTGCCCAAGGAACTAAAGGATCTACTGGTACCCAAGGAACTAAAGGATCCCAAGGAACTAAAGGATCTACCGGTACCCAAGGAAGTAAAGGAACAATTGGTACTAAAGGTGTACAGGGTAATGGTGGAGCTAATGCGGTACAAGGTGTACAAGGTTTACAAGGACTTTCTGGTGGTGGAGATGGTTTAAAAAACACCGGTGTAATGGCTCATATGTTTTCAATTGAATCACCCGCACCAAATCAGGCTTATTGGGGTGGATCTGATGCCAGATCAGGTAGTGTCCCTTATGGTTGGTCTGCTCCTATGTGGGTTCAAGGTAATGTAGCTCCTGCATCTACTCTCCAACCAAACCAAAAAGCTAGGCTTGGTATAAAAATACCAGGTGATATAAATTGGTCCAACCCCAATACAGATCAGGCACAGCTATGTTTCTCAATTGGCTTTAACCCAAGAAAGGGTTCTATCGTAAGTGGTACAATATGGATGTTGGGTTATGCATGTGATAACAAAGCCTCTTCTCCATTGTTTACTGCCAAAACAGGCTTTGTAATAGATGAGGAGAGCACACTGGTCTGTGGATCAATTGGGGAGTATTTCGGTACAGAGTTTTCAACTTGTGATTATGTTATGGTTGTTTTGGAAACGGGCGAAAATGTCAACCACACTGGATATGTGCATGTGAGTTTTAATATATCAACATGGCGAGACAGTTTAACCGGACCTTTATAAAATAAACAATCATGAGATTATTAAGATTTTTAAAAGCCCTCTTTAAATACATTATATGGGGAGACCAGGTTACTACTGATAAATATAATAGCCGAATGGCAATATGTAACCAGTGCTCTGATAGATGCGGTAAAAAATGCTGTGTATGTGGTTGTTACTTAGAAAAGAAAACAAAGTGGTCAACTGAAAGTTGCCCTAAAAATAAATGGTAAACTATGGGGTGTGGTTGTAATAAAAAAGTTAAAAAGGAAAAACCAATTACTAAAACAAAAGAAGTTTTACGAAAGATGTGGCAAAAAAGCCAAACAACATCAAAACCTTTAAATGTTAAAGAAATAAATAAACCATAATGAATATGGGCAAACTCGTAACAGATAAAAAAAGATGTGTGTTTAAGGATAAACCTTCGTGTATAGATGAGCTAAAAGAATTAGCTGATTCTCTAGTTGATCGTGATACTCTAATGAAAAATGATTACACAATGGTTAAATCAATAATTCATGATGCTAAATTATCTAATGCCCAAAAAATTAAGAAAATTAAAACCTTAATAGATGTCAGCAAATAATTCACAAAATGGTTGGAACGAATACTCCAAACTAGTAATAGCAGAGCTAGAAAGATTGAATGACGGTATAACAAATCTTAATGTAGAGATACAAGATCTTAAGAGAGAAATTACTGAAATGAAAGTCAAAGAAGATTTTGCAAAAGAACTTTGGAGATGGAAAAAAGAAATAGATGAAGTTGTATCCCCATCACAATTAGATGCAACAGTTAAAGATGTTACTGAATTAAAAACATTTAAGACTCAGGCTATAACAGTATGGATAGTAGTACAAACACTATTCGGTATGGCTTTAGCTTTAATGAAATGGTGGAAATAAAAAAGTTTAAACTTACAAGAAAAAAGATTTGAATTAACTTTCAGATCTTTTTTAGTTTTGTTATATTTAAATAAATAATAAAATAACAAATATGATAAACGATTGGAATGATTCAGATCCTGATGATGGCTTTAACCCACAAGATCATGATATTGAAATGGATGAGATCGCCAAAATGTATGCAATGGCAGATATGAAAGACGAACAGAAAACATGGGCAAAGAAACAAGCTGAAAAATTTTATGCTGATTTTGAAAATCTAAGTATAGAGGAATCTGTATTGGCTGTAAAATCTTTAATAAAAACTGAAAGTGTTACTTTATCCGAAGCAAACAAATTAATGGATAATATGATTCAAGTTTTTCAAGATGATGAAGAATATGAAAGGTGTCATATGTGCCTACAAATTAAAAACGGTATTAATGATTGAATTTAACTCAGAGAATTTAGAAGACCTTGAAGAAGAGGCTAGAAGTAGAGCAATTGAAGTTTCTGTTGCAATCGTAGAAGGTATATGTAATGGTTTAGACAAAGGCGCGGATAAAATAGCCTTAGGATTTATGAAATCACAAAACTTAGACATTAACGTTGATAAGGAAAACTACTTAGATGCATTGCTTATTAATCTTGGTAGAGTAGAACAAGCCGAGGAATTTGAATTATGCCAACGAGCAGTACAGTGGATAGATAAACTTAAATCAGAATAAGTACAAGTGTGATAGATGCACTTTATTGTTATCACCTAATATTTTATAATTACTTTAAAACAACTCTTATATAATCAATATAATAATAAATAAGTTATGAGCGATTCAATAAAAAAATATTATGAATTAGTAGAAGAAGGTAAAATAAATGAATCTACTAAGCCGTTAAATCCAACAGTAAGTAAATCTTTAGTTATTAAAAGAATCAATGCAATAAAGGATATGCTGTTGTTTCGAGGTAGTAAAAGTGGACTATCTGATGATGATTCTGTATTTATGGCAACCAGGAGCATTAATGTATTAATTGATGACATTAAATCAGACAATCTAAGTATCAGTAATTGTTAATAACTTTTTTCATTTTTAGAGAAAAAAGTCTACGAAAAATTTTTATTTCCCAATAAAATTGATTATATTTATATATAACTAATTAATAAAAACGGAAAATGGATAACACATTCTACAAACAAATCGGAGACTACAAAACATCAAAAGACCCAGTATTAGGTAACCTAAGATTGGTCGTCCACCTTGCAAAAAAATATCAAGGTATGGGACTATCATTAGAAGATCTAATCCACGAAGGTACAATTGGATTATGTCAGGCAAGAGACAAATGGAACCCTGCAAAATCAAACGGTGCAAAATTCTCCACTCACGCCTCATGGTGGATCAAGGCAACAATTCGCCAAGCACTAAACAACAAAAGCCGTACCATCCGCGTACCTGCTCATAAGACTCATATCCCTGATGCTGCACCTAAAGTATCTGTATTAGATGCTACTTACCAAGGTTCTTATCAACCTCATATTGAAACTGCACACGAGGAATCACATATGAATCATACGATTGCAGGTTTACTTACTAAACTAAAACCTAAGCAACAAAGAATCATCAAAATGAAATTCGGTATCGGCTGCAATGAAATGAAAACTTCTGAAATTGCAAAAGAACTAAAACTAACTGTTCAATCGGTAAACGGAACTATTCGTAATGCCATTAAAATTATGAAAGGATAATATGATACCAAGAATAAAATTATACTCGGAAACATTATACCCTTTACTTAAGTGGTATTCTGAAAACCCAGAAGATAAGGATACCAAATATGCAATATCCAGAATAATAAGATTCTCTTCAGATAATCCTAGACAACATGGAATACCTTATATGTATTCTTTGGGTGCTTTAGCAGAAGCTAAGAAACTGGAAATACCTGATGCTGAAGAAAGATTGCAATGGGTAAGATGGAAGGAACAAAATCATAAAAGCGGACTAAGAGATATCGGTAGACAGAATGGAACATTTCATCAAGAACATATTGTCCCAGTATCTCAAATTGCAAAAAAGCTTTATGACTTAGAAGAAATCACAGTTAAGAACATTCATGATATTCTAGTTAACAATCTTAAGATTGCTTGGATACTTAAAACTGAACAAAAAACATTAGATGCCGTATGTAGAAGCGGTGTAAGAACTCCAGAATTATTAACCACCTTAGATATTCATATTAAAGGATTTAACATTTAAATATGCCAGAATTAGCAGAGCTTAGATTAACCGCAGATTTTATCAATAAATCAGCAAGCGGTTTAAAATTTGTAAACATTAAAAAGAATCCTGTACATAAAGGTAATGATATAGAAGTACCTTTTAAGTTTTTTAAAATATCAGCGGAGAGTAGAGGAAAGGAGCTTATGCTTATTATCTCAGATAACGACTCCTCTGAAAAAAGGAATCTTTTAATGACTATGGGAATGAGTGGCCATTTTGCACATACAAATACAGGCAACGAAAAAAAGCACTCTCATTTAATGTTTATTGAAAAAGACGGTACTACATTATCGTTCGTTGATGTTCGAAGATTCGGTAAATGGAAATGGGTAGATGATTGGTCTTCAAATAGAGGACCGGATCCTACTAAAGAGTACGATGCCTTTACCGATAATATTCTCGATAACTTGCATAAAGCTGCATTCAATCATCCCATACATACTGTACTAATGAATCAATCATACTTTAATGGAATAGGCAATTATCTCAGGGCAGAAATACTTTATCGCTTACATTGGATTAACCCGTTTGATTCAGCAAGAGAAATTCTAAAAAGAGAACCTGAACTTTTTGTTTTATGTAGAGATATTCCTTTACAGGCATATAAGCTAGGTGGCGGTCAACTTAAAGATTGGGAAAGTCCTTTTAGCACAGACCCTGAGCCTCTTAGGCAATTCATGAGGTGTTATGGAAATCCTACTATGGCTAAGAGAAAGGACAAGAACGGCAGAATGTTTTGGTACGATTCTAAGTGGAATCAAGATGCACTATGGGATCATTACAGTAATCTTCCTAATCCTACAGCTTATCTGTAAACAAACTTATAGTTTAGCTATATAAAAATAAATCAAAACTTATATGGCAAACATTGATAACAAATGTAAAGATTTGGACGTAAGAGACTACTTTACAGAAAACGGCTATGATCATTCTAAGAATTCTTTAGAAGATCTTTATTCATTACAAAACGAAACGCAATCTATGTATTTTGAAAAACAAGGAAAGAAACCTTTTTCAGAATATAACATAGGTGATGTAGTAGATTTTCTAATGGTTACTAATCATGCAATCATTGATGAATTACATGAGATGATGGACGCAGTTGGCGGAATAGAAGACGGTGAAGGTAATGCTGCATGGAAACCTTGGAAGGCTACAAACCCTGAAGTTAGAAATAAAAAATTATCTGATTTAACCCCAGGTGATTTAAAAGAACTTAAGATGGAATGGATAGATGTAATGCATTTTGTATTTAATGCTGGGTTAGCAATAGGTGTTACACCACAGGAATTTTACAATTTTTACTTGAGTAAGAATGAAGAAAATTGGAACAGACAAAAAAATAATTATTAACTTATGTTTTTAAAAAATACTCATTATCATCATATTGCAAAAATGTATGGGCGAGAATGTATTCACCCATCACATTTAAACTTAGATAAATTTTTATGGGGTGACACAGGAAACGTTTGGCAATTATCATTACTCGTAACTTTAGCAAAAGATAACAATGTATTTGAGATTGGGACTTATCGTGGAAGAACAACAGATCAATTAGCAAAAGTAGCAAAAAGAGTAGTTACTTTAGATTGGGATAGTACACCAACTGAAGACGTGCCAGATAATGGGTACTCAAATTATACAGTAGGTGACATTTACAAAAAGAATAATAGAACTAATGTAACCCAATTAATTGGAGATAGCAGAACTATAAACTTAAGTAAATATTATAACCAATTTAATGTTGTATATTTAGACGGTGGTCATACAGAAGAAATAGCATACAATGATTTCTATTTAGCATTAAACCTTTTAAAAGATGGCGGTATAATTATTATAGATGATTCACAATGGGAAGGTGTTTATCAAGCTATGCATAGATTACGAGATGAAGGATTTGAAATTCCTACAGTACATTATATTAACTATTACATTAAACGAAACAAACCATGCTTTTAGACATTACACAAGAAGACAGACAATTATGGGTATCTTATTTTAACCTTGACGGTAAAACTAGATTTAAAACTTATGATCTTAAACCAGAAGATATGTTCAATTGGGAGGTTTGTGATGATGGTGATTCTAAAGCAGATTCCAAAATGAAAAACTGGGATGGGCGATCAGTAAAAAAGGTAAGGTCACGGTGGTTAAACAAATATAGAATTATTGAATACATGGATAACCTATCTTTTTCTGATAGAGAATTAATCTTTGGTTATCATTTTCCAAGAACCTATTTTGTTGATATTGAAGTTGAGGTAACGGATTCATTCCCTGAACCAAGTAAAGCAGCAAACCCGGTAACAACTATTTGTATAGTAACACCAGAGAGACAGTGTATTGTTTTAGCAACTAAAGATTTAGATAACCAAACTCAAACTAAAATACAAAAACAAATTGATGAACACTTTAAAGATATAGATGACGATTTTTCTTTTACTTTTAAATGTTTTAAATCTGAGTATGATATGATGTCGACCTTTATGATGTCATTCGTTCAAAAATTTCCAATGATGACAGGTTGGAATTATATTAAATTTGATTGGCAATACATTATTAACCGTTGTAAAAAATTAGGTGTTGATATTGGATCTGCTTCACCGATAGGAAGAAACTTTGGAAGAGATGAATTTCCTTGTCATGTAGGCGTAATGGATTATTTAGATATTTATGCTAAATGGGATAGGACTGTTGATATTAAAGAAGATTTTAAATTAGATACCGTAGGTGAAGCTGTTGTAGGAATTAAGAAAGTTAAATATGAAGGTACCATCCAAGATATGTATGAAAAGGATTATCCTAAATATGTTTTCTATAATGTAATTGATACTGCATTAGTTTATCTTATCCATCAAAAGATTAAGACAATGGATATTGCATTAACTATTGCTCATATGACTCAAATTAGTATTTTTAAAGCTGCGTCACCAGTTGCAATTACTGAAGCACTTTTGGCAAGAGAATTTTTGACAAGGAATCTTGTAATGGCAAAGGATCCTAAAGCACCCCCATCTAAACGAGAACAATTTGAAGGTGCCTTTGTAAAAGAACCTATAACAGGTATGCATAATGCTGTTGCTGCATTTGATTTTGCTTCTCTATATCCTTCTATAATGAGGCAGATGAATGTTTCACCAGAAAGTTTTAAAAAGAAAGTTGCTCCAGAAAAAAGAAAGGAAGAAGAAGGCGATAATAATATAGTATCTGTTACTGGTGCTGTGTATGATACTGAAAGATCAATATTAAAGGATGTATTAACTAGACTATATTCACAAAGAAAAGAGTATAAAACAGAATCTTTTAGATTGCAGCAAAAAGCATATGATTTAGAACAAGAATTAAAAAAGGACTTAAATAAATAAACAACACTAAACTAAACTACTTATGCAACTTCTGTTGCATATTTAGTCAAAAAGAAAAATTAACAATGAGCAAACTTTTCACTGAACGTATCGAATATAAACCTTTTGAATTTCCTGAATATTATCTGGACGGTTGGTTACCACAAGCACAGGCCTTTTGGCTTCATACAGAAATCTCGATGCAAGGTGATTTAAAAGATTGGAATGAAAATATTAAACCTCATGAAAAAAACTTAGTTGGAAATATTCTTTTAGGATTTGCTCAAACTGAATGTGCAGTATCTGATTATTGGACAGGAATGGTTACTAAATGGTTTCCTAAGCATGAGATAAGACAAATGGCAATGATGTTTGGTTCACAAGAAACAATTCACGCTGTTGCTTATAGTTATTTAAATGAAACTTTAGGTCTTGAAGATTACACTGCATTTTTACATGAACCTTCAATGGCTAATAAATTTGAATTCTTAATGTCAACTAAAGCTGAATATACAGATAAAGATTTACTAGAAAGTAAAGATGCAAGAAAAGAAGTTGCTAGGAGTCTTGCAATATTTTCTGCGTTTGCTGAAGGTGTAAGTTTATATAGCTCCTTTGCTGTTCTTTATTCTTTTCAAATGAGAAACCTTTTAAAGGGAATAGGTCAACAAATGAAATGGTCTGTAAGAGATGAATCATTACATTCTAAAATGGGATGTAGGTTATTTAATCATATGTGCTCTGAGGATGAAACTCTAAGAGGAGAAGTTAAAGAATCTGTTTATGAAGCTGCAAAATTAATTGTAGGCATGGAGCATGATTATATTGATAAGATATTTGAACAAGGAGATATTGAAAATCTTAAAGCATATGATTTAAAGAATTTTATTTACAGAAGAACAAACGAAAAATTACAAGAACTAGGATTAGATCCAATATTTGAATATGATGAAAAATCTGCTGATGCGTTAGATTGGTTTTATCATTTAACTGGTGGTCATACTCATACTGACTTTTTTGCAATTAGACCAACTGATTATGCTAAGGCAGGTGAAGGAGATGATTGGGATGATATTTGGTAATAATTAAAAAACAAAAAGAAATGACAGCAGATCAAATAGAAAAAGAATTAGGTTGGGAACGCGGTGTTGATTATCCAGAATGGGGTCATACTGATGTTTATTTAAATACAATATCAAGAGGGTATTGTTTACCTGGAGAAACTCCAAAGGACGCATACTGGAGAGTAGCAACAACTGTGGCCAATAGGCTTAAGAAACCAGAAATGGCAGATAAGTTTATGAAGTACATTTGGAAAGGTTGGTTAAATCTAGCCTCACCTGTATTAAGCAATACTGGAACCGAAAGAGGTTTACCAATAAGCTGCTTCGGTATAGATGTAGCAGATTCAATAAATGATATAGGGCAAAAGAACCTAGAGTTAATGTTATTGGCTAAGCACGGCGGCGGTGTTGGTATAGGACATAATCAAATTAGACCAGCAGGAACAGATATAACAGATAATGGAACAAGTGATGGAGTAGTACCTTTTATTAAAATCAATGATTCTACTATTCTTGCTACTAACCAAGGCGCAGTACGAAGAGGTGCTGCGAGTACTAACTTAAGTATTGAGCATGGTGACTTTTGGGAATGGTTAGAAATTAGAGAACCTAAAGGTGATATTAATAGACAATGCTTAAATACAAATCAATGTGTCATTATCTCTGATAAGTTTATGAGAAACGTTTTAGAAGGTGATGCTGAATCCAGAAAAAGATATGGGGCAGTACAGAGAAAGCGTAGACAAACTGGGCAGCCATATATTATGTATAGAGGAAATGTTAACAAACAAAATCCCGAAGCATATAAGAAAAATGGCTTAAAGGTATTTATGACTAACATTTGTTCTGAGATCGTTTTACATACAGATGAAAATCATTCTTTTGTATGTTGCTTAAGTTCTCTTAATCTTTCTAAATATGATGAGTGGAAAAATACAAACCTTATCTATGATGCTACCTGGTTCCTAGATGGTGTACTTGAAGAATTTATACAAAAAGCTAAATTCAGAAAGGGTTTTGAAAATTCTGTAAGAACTGCAGAAAAAGGTAGGGCATTAGGTTTAGGTGTTTTAGGATGGCATACTTATTTACAGCAAAGAGGAATCGCATTTGAAGGGTTAGAAGCACAATATGAAACTCGCAATATATTTTCTCAAATTAAAATAGAAAGTGAAAAGGCAAGCCGAGATCTTGCTGAGGAATACGGAGAACCTTTATGGTGCAGGGATACTGGATTTAGAAACACTCATTTAAGAGCAGTTGCACCAACAGTTTCCAATTCAAAATTAGCAGGGGGAATATCTGCAGGAATTGAACCAGTGCCAGCAAATATATGGACCGATCAATCAGCTAAAGGAACTTTTATTAGAAAGAATAATCAGTTAGAAGGTTACCTTGATAAAATCGGTCATGATAATAAAAAGGTATGGGATAAAATTATGGCTGATGGTGGATCTGTACAAGGTCTTAAATTTTTAGATGATTGGTGTTTCTTAAAAGGGATATTAATGAAATGTAAAGATGTGCCACAATATCAAGAAGGTGTTCCATTTAAAGATGTATTTAAAACCTTTAAAGAAATAAATCAATTAGAATTAGTAAAACAAGCAGGCGTAAGACAACAATATGTTGACCAAGCTGTAAGTTTAAATTTAGCATTTCCTAAAGAAGCTACACCTAAATGGATTAACCAAGTCCATTTAGAAGCATGGAAACAAGGTATTAAAACTTTATACTATATGAGAACCGAATCTGTACTAAGAGGTGATATTGCACAAAAGGCAATGGAAGACTGTATTAGCTGTGACGGATAAAAAATTAAATTATGAAAGACTATACTTATATACTTGGTCCTTGTAGTATTGAAAACGAGGATAACTTTTTAGAAGTAGCCAAAGCATTAGATGCCTATATGGGCGATAAAAACTGGTACTTAAAAGGATCCTTTGATAAAGCGAATAGAACTTCTATACATTCCAATAGAGGTCCTGGTTTAGAAGAGGGAATGGAAATTATGAGAACCGTTAAGCATCATTATCCTAATATTAGAATTGTAACAGATATCCACGAACCTAGTCAAGCATTACCTTTATCAGAAGTAGTGGATGTTATCCAAATACCTGCATTCTTATGTAGACAAACTGACCTTTTAGTAGCATGTGCAAAAAACTTTAATGTTATTAATATTAAGAAAGGGCAGTGGTTATCAGCTGAAGCAATGAAACATGCAGTTGCTAAGATTAAAGAAGTAGATCCAACTTGTGAAGTATGGGTAACTGAAAGAGGATCTAATTTCGGATATGATAGACTTATTGTAGATTTTAGAGGAGTTGATGTAATGAAAGAATTTGCAGATAAAGTTATTTTAGATTGTACTCATTCAACACAAATGGCTGGTGAAGGTATAACTGGAGGTAGTCGTAAGTTAGCAAAACAGTATTCACAAGCTGCGAGGATTTTTGAATATGATGGTTCATTTATTGAAACTCACCCAGATCCAGACAATGCAATATCAGATGCAGGGAGTCAAGTAGAATTAGATTGGTTAATATCTAATATTACAAATATATGAATTTAGTAAACATATTATCAGAAAGTCTTAAATCTGAGAATAATGTTTATTTTCATATTGAAGATTTAGTTGAATGGTCTAAGAAGGTTATATCTAAAGGGCACGTTGAATATACTACAAATAAAGAAGGTCAAGTAATTTCATATGTAGCTTATTACAAAAATAAAGAAAGTTATTTTATTACAATGGTTTGGACTCACTCTGATTATAGAGGTAAGGGTCTTTCTAAAAAAATCATTAAAGATATTGTAAATTCTACCGAATTACCTATAGACCTAGAAGTTCATAAAGATAACCCTGCTTATAATTTATATAGGTTATTAAAATTTGAAGCTATTAATTTTTGTGATGATCAAATAACAATGAGGAGATGTAAGAAGTTAGCTATAATGCAACCTTATATCTTTCCTTATGTAGGTTACTTTAGTTTAATTAATTCATCTGATAAAATTTTATTTTATGATGATGTTAACTTTATTAAAAAGGGATGGATTCATAGGCAAAGAATTCTTATAAACGGTAAGGATCATTTATTTACCATTCCTTTAAATAAACCATCACAAAATAAAAAGATAAATCAAATAGAAATATCTGAAAATGAAAGCAGGTTAAAAATCATAAAGAGTATTGAAAACGCATATAAAAAGGCACCATACTTTAAAGAAGTTTTTCCAATTATTAAAAAAGTCATATTAGGCAAGTATACTCATATTGATGAAATGGCTATATCTTCTTTAGTGGCAGTATGTAAATATTTAAACTTAGAGATTAATTATGATAGGACATCAAAGGCTGATCCCGGTTCTCAAGGTCAAGAAAAATGTGAAAGGTTAGCATCTATAACAAAAACATTAGGTTTTTCTAATTATGTAAATGTAATAAATGACATGTATGATAAAGAAACTTTTAAATCAAAGGATGTTAATTTATTTTTTAATGATCATAAAATAAAATCATACAATCAATTCGGTAAACCTTTCGTATCTCATCTATCAATTATTGATGTTTTAATGTTTAATTCAATAAGAGACACTAAGAAATTAATATTATCATATCATATCATTTAATGAATATATAATAAAATTAGAAAACCAATATGTTACAGTCATATGATACTTACTTATTACTAGAATCTTTTATTGATGATAAAAACTTTGAAATCTTAAATGAAAAGAATCTCTCTAGTAAAATTAACAATGATATAAAATTTGCTGTAGTTATGCCAACTTATAAAATTAAGAGTGATGCAGGTGTACATAAGACAAGAGCAAATCATATGTCTTCGGTTGATGTTCTTAAGGATTCTTTAGGATCTATTAAAAATCAAAAATTTAAAAATTGGAAATTATTTATAGTCGGGGATAAGTATGAAGAAGACCAAGAATTAAAAGATTTGCTATCTTCTATGTTTAAGCCTGGCCAATATGAATATTTTAATTTACCTAAACCCGGTGAAAGAGAATCTAATATATCTTCAGAAGAAAAGAGATTAACTGGAGGAATTAAAGCAGTTAATAAAGGATTAGATATGGCAGCATCTGCAGGTTTTGATTATGTTACAAGATTAGATCATGATGACAAATGGGCACCTAATCATTTAGAGCTTTTAGCAAAAGCATATTCGCAATTTCCTAACCTAGGATTTGTATTTACACAAGGTAAGAAAAAGATAGATGCTACTAATTCTTCTGGTGGTTATATGATGATGCCTGACGCGACACCTGAATTAGATGTTAATAATAAAGGTTATGCAACTGGTCAAACTGCTGCTAGTTCTGTTTCATGGTGTCCTAAGCTAATAGGTAAATTTAAATACCGAGATGCATCAGCACAAAAAGGAACTGAGCCAAAACAAAAGAAAACTATTGCTGGTGATGTTGATTTATTTCAACGGATGATGAAAGCAATAAAAGACAAAGAACATAAATACATGTTTATACCTAAGATGACTGTATATCACAGAAACAGAAAAGGTAAATTTTAAGTGAATATATATTAAAACAATAAAAAATAACTATTATGGAAAAATTTGAAGAAATTAAAGCTCTTATTGAATCAGTAGGAGAAGACGTAGATAAATTCTATGTGAAGGGAAACAAGGCTGCAGCTGTGAGAATCAGAAAAGCAATGCAGGATGTTAAAAATTTAGCACAAGAAGTAAGATTACACGTTCAAGAAACTAAGAACAATATGTAATCCCAACCAACCACCATTAAAAGGACTATCTTTAACTAGGTAGTCCTTTTTTGTTTGTAATTTATCCTATTTTACTTGAAACCATTTTACATTCTTCTATATAATAATAAATCAATTAGATTATATGGAAAGGTGCTTAATATTAGATTTTGACGATACTTTAGTTTCTACTATAGATACTCATGCCGATTCTTGGAGGCGTGCATTAGAAAGAGTTCTTAATAGAGATATTCCAATAGAGACCATAATGGCTGATATTAATTATGGTATGGATGTTCTTTTAAAGAAATATCAATTAACAGATAATGAATCAAAATTAGCACAAGACTATAAACGAGACATATTTTCAAAGAATCTTTACAAAACTAAAATTAATCAATTACTTTTATGGGTAATAAAAAATTCTAATTTTGAAAAGGTTATTATGGCATCTAATTCATCTAGGGAAAATGTAGATAGAATTATGACTTATCATAATATTAGTACTGATTTATTTGATCTTATTGTAACAAGAGATAGTGTTTTAAATAAAAAGCCGCATTCTGATATGGCAGATTTAATATTTAAAACATTTCCTGAATATGAACCAACTGATTTTTTAATGGTTGGTGATTCAGAAGTAGATTCAACATTCGCACTTAAAAACAAAATGAAATGCATACTGGTAAAGTTTTAGTAGGAAATAGTGGAGATAGAGTATATCTTCAGGATAACAAAGTTATCAAAGAAGCAGGTGTTTATCCTATAAAGTTTAAACAACAAATGGATTGGTTACAAAACTGTACTCATCCTAATTTTATAAAGATTAAGCCTATTTCAGATACCTCATTTGAAATGAAAAAACACCCTACATGGTACGATAAAATCTGTGAACAGCCTTTAGTTAAATCAATTGAACAATTAGATGATCTTATTCATATAGTAAATGACTTTGATGGTTATGGTGCTGATGTAGATGTAAGATCTTATTTGGATAAATTAGAAGGGCGAACTGGTTATAAATATGAAGGTGAATTAAATGCAACATCTAGTTGGGGTTTTGTACACGGTGATTTAACAGTAAGTAATATCTTATATGATAATGATTTTATTTTTATTGATCCGCGAGGTACTGAAGAACAGAATTATTATGACTATGGAAAACTGATGCAATCCTTTGTAATGAAATATGAGGCCCATATATACAATGAAAGGAATTCTAAATATCTTAAGTTCTGTAGAGAAGCAGAAAACATAATGTATGAATGGTATGATGAATATCAATTAAAATTCTTTTTAGCGGTCCACTTATTAGGAGCAGTACCTTTCTTTGAATTAAATGAAAGATATGAATTAGCTGGGATGTTCCTTAAAAAAGGCCATGAATTGTTTGACGAATTAGAAATTAAATATAGCAAATGAGTAGAGTAAGAAAAGCAATTATCTTAGCAGCCGGGAGGTCTACTAGGTATGGATCAAATAAACTTATAGATCCAATTTTAGGAAAATCAACAATTCAGTACTGTATTGAATTCTGTATTGAAAATGGAATAGAGGATGCATATGTTACTATAAGTAAATCTGACTTCTTTTTTAAGAATAGAAATACAAAGTTATCTCATCCTATTATTGAAAGTTTATCAAAGTATAAAGAAAAGATAAACATTTGTTATGAATTCCAAAAGGATGATGAATATGGACCAGGTGCAGCAATTAAAGCATGGGAAGGTAAATTTTATGAACCTTTCTTATGTCTCTTTGGTGACAATTATTATCAAGGTAATATTGGTTTAGAATACCATGATCCGAACAATACTGTTGTTACTTATAAGGATTACGAAACTAGAGCAAGAAATTTACAACTTGCTACTATCATAGAAGATGTGGTTATTGAAAAACCTCATGGCGTAGTAAACGGAAGATACTTCTGCGGATATATGATATTTGCAAAAGAAGCGTTTGATAACTTAAGCAGTATTAAACTATCAAATAGAAATGAATATGAAATTACTCATCTTATAAACTCGATGGATGTTTTAAAATTTGAAGAATTAAATATATGTTGGTATGACTTAACATACGAACAAGATAAACAAGTAATAGAAGATATTATTCAAAATTGTTAATATGAAAGAGAATGTAAAAAAGATTGGCTTTTTTAAATTAGGTAAAGCCATAAAGTTTAATGAAAACAGCTGGAGCGCAATCGGTGGTGATTGTGAACCTAAGCAATTAATTTGTTCAATTGCAAACCGAAATCCTAATATTGAATATTGGCTATTAAGCCCAAATGACTTAGGTAAGTTTAGAGCAAAACAAAAACCTAAAGTAAATTCTTTATTTGGCCCCCCTCCTACTGATGAACCTGTAGTTCCTAATAATATTAAGGAATTTCATTCAACTATGAAAGAGAGAAAATCTACTGATGAAACTGTTGAAATTATTCAAGGTTTAGATTTAGATTTTATTTTCTTTTATACTGGTCCAACAAGTACCGTTAATATTCCAGAGTATATTAATAAGAAGGATGGTACTGGTCAAGTTAAATCATTAGACTTCTTTAAGTATTATGCAGCTCCTATTATTAAATCAATGAATGAGTTGGAAAAGAAAGTTCCTATTGTTGGTTTACTTGTTGATAACCGTTATATACTTGCATGTAAAGATTGGGGAATTAATAATAGACCAACTTATTACTTAGCACAAAATACATTTACTAAAGAAGAACAATATTTCTGCAATCCACCCTTGCGAGATGTCAAGACTATCACATCAACATATGAATATTCAGGTATTGAAACAGTATTCTTATTAGATAAGAAAAGATATGATACTGATGAATTATTCAAAATGAAGAAAACTGATTCGTTTATGATGTTACAGAATCAAGGTAAAGGTTCTGGTGGAATGGACCGATGGGATCCGGTAAAAGAATATATTGTTGATCAAGAAATTGAGACTGATATCTATGGAAAATGGGATGATGAAATCAAGGAAAAATATCCTAAATGGTTTAAAGGAGAAACTAGAATTGAAACAATGACTGATGAATTACTTGGTACTAAATATACATTCTGTGTACCTATTAAAGAAGGTATGGTAACATCTAAGTATGCTGAAATGCTACACTATGGTATTATACCATTCTTACATCCGTCTTACGACACTGACTTTAATGTCTTCCCTGAAGGTCATTTTATTCGATGTAAATCAGCAGAAGATTTAAAAAAGAAAATTGAATTCTTAAATGCAAACCCAGAGCATTACAAGAAATTATTTTATAACCTGCAAGAAAAGTATCTTAAGGATTCTTATTATACTGGAGAACATGTAGATAACAAGATCTGGGAATCTTATGAACACGTAACAAAAACTGAAACAATAGATGTATAATTCCGAAACAAAAATCCTAATCACCGGTGGTGCTGGGTTCGTTGGTACAAATTTTATTAACGATTTATTAAAAAGAGGGCACAACCCTAAATGTATTGCTGTAATTGATAATATGGAACATGGTACTTATATACCTAAAGTCCATGATCAAATTGAAAATTTTCATAAAGTAGATATTAGAAATCAATATGTAGAAAATATAATTCAGGAATTTTCCCCTGATTATGTTTACCACTTTGCAGGTTTAGTTTCTATTTATGATTGCCACGAAGACCCTTATGAAGCTGTAGATAATAATATCTTAGGAAGTATTAATGTAATGAACGGTTGTGTAAAGGCAGATGTAAAAAGAATTATCTTTAGTGAAACTTCTGCAGTATATGAAAATTGTGAAATGCCTAAAGAAGGATTTAATGAAAAGCAATCTGATCCTACTACAATTTATTCTACGACTAAAGCATGCCTTGCCTTATTAGCAGAATCATATCAGAGAACTAAAGGTTTAAATTATACTGCATTAAGATACTTTAATGTTGCAGGGCCACTGCAAGATTATAATAGAACCATCCCTCCTGTATTTGCTGGATTTATTTTAAGAATTAAAGGTAATCATAACCCTATAGTATTTGGGGATTATATGAAAGCAAGAGATTATATTGATGTATCCGACGTTAACGCATTTCATATTCTTTGTATGGAAAATGAAGACACTGCAAATCAAACATTTAATTTAGGTACTGGTAAAATGACAAACCTAATGGATCTTAAAAATATGATTGGTGATATTATGGGAATAGATAAACCTGTGTTTGATCACTACGATCCGATTGCAGGTGAAGCTCTAAATATTAGAGGGGATATCTCTAAGGCTAAGTCAATGGGATGGGAACCTAAAAAAGATATCAGAGATACGATAAAAGAAACAATAGTTTACCTTGAAGAAGAAATTAACCAAGGGACCATTGATCCACTAACATTTATGGAAAATTTAGAAATTGAAAAAGTAAAAATTTAATATATGGAAAAAGAATTAAAATGGGGTACTATAATTCCACTAATTGGTGGTAGTGCTATAGGATGTAAAAAATCTGCAGGTAATGAACCGGCATTTCATTTAAGCTATGATGCATTTGCTGCTAACGAAAGTCATATCGAAAAATATTGGCCAGAAGTACCTATGTACAGATTGGATCATGAAGATTTAGATATACCTAAACAAACCTTTAATGAAGTTGATTATGTAAATTCAGTATGCCCGTGTGCAGGTTTATCACAATTAAATTCTGCAAAAGGTAGTGCTGCATCTCGAGGATCTGGTGCAACGCAGAACCAATGGATGTATAATTCATCAGAGTATATTTTAGAAAATGTAAAACCTAAAGTTCTTTGGGGTGAAAATGCACCTGGTCTTTTTACTAAGATGGGAGAAGGTGTAGTTGATAGGTTAAAGGCTATCGGTGAAAAATACGGATATAGTTTTTCGTTAATTAAAACTAATACTGAATTGCATGGAATTCCACAAAGGCGAATGAGAACATTTTATTTCTTTTGGAATACTCCAACCGTTCCTATGTTAAGTTGGAAGTTTAGAGAAAAGAAAAATCTTATTGATTATCTTAATGAAATACCGGAAGATGCTACTCATCAAGATATGTTTATGGTTGAAGGAAAGGTTACGGATCATTTTAAACCTTATGAATATGTTTTAGAAAAAGAAGGTTTAACTCATTCTGAATTTGCTGCTAAATTTAAGAAAGGTACTATTGCTCAATATTTAGAAAAAAATGAATTAATACCTGACTGCATTAAGTGGTTAGAGAAGCATTATCCAAAAAGAGGATTTTCAAATAAAAAATCTACTAAGACTTTTATTGATATGTTAGAACATCAGCAATATAAGACAAGTCAAGGATTAGGTTATTGGGATGCATCACCACACTTCTTTCATGATTCTTTTTCTGCTCTTATTGGTAGAAATATGTTTAACGGAGTTCATCCTATAGAAAATAGATATCTCAATGTAAGAGAGATGCTGCACTTAATGGGCCTACCTTTAGACTTTGGTATCGAAAATGCAAAGCAAGTAAATCATATCGCTCAAAATGTACCAGTAACTACTGCAATGGATATGGCTGATGAAGTAAAGAAATTTTGTAATGGAGAAGCTAAGATGACTAACTATACTTTTCTGAAGCAAGATAATACAAACCATAAAATTATTGACTCTACTGAAATTGGAGCTGAACCTAAAAAGAAGTATAAAGTAACAAATATAATTTAATTATAAAAACTATGAAAGATAACGCGTTAGCAATAGGAATATCAAGCCTTGAGTTTACAAACATCTTATGTAGCTATTATCCTAAAGGAGTAAAAGAAAAGTTTGATATTTACCTATTTGTAGATGATAGTAAAATAGATTTAGATAAACTACAAGGTATTTTTAAAGAGCATGATTTAGACATTTTTAAAAATGCAAAAATTATTATTTTAAATGACCTATATGATTACTATATAGAAAAACATGGATATAACGGTAAGGCGAGAGACTTCTTATTAAGCCATGGCTGTTTATTTAAAATCTTAATGCCTATATATCTAAAAGAAAAATTTGGAGTTAAGAGAACTCTTGTATCAGATGATGATGTATTCATTTTAAATGACATCAGCTATATGTGGGATGAGTACGAAGAGTTTGGTATTAAAAAAGAAAATTTATTCTATATTAGAAATAAAGATAAGCATGAAGTAATGGCTGCCTTTAATGAAATATTTGAATCAGATTTTACTTTAGATGAAATGAATGCTCTTTCAATAAATGCAGGTAATATAATTTATGGAGAAGATCCTAAATTAGAATATTACTTTGAAAGATTTATGAAGCACTCTTTTGTCCATCATCAGTATTTTAATTTTACCGGATATACCAGTTGGACTGTAGAACAAAGATTCCATCATTTTAATATTCATAGGTATTTATCAGAAGGGAGAAAGGTTAAATTTACAGAAAGTAAAGATTTAAGGTTAATGCAAAATAGAGATAAGATGATGAAAGCTGGTACGCCACCTGACAAATATCTTAAAGTAGTTGTACCATCAATTATTCATTATGCAATAGGAACCAAAAAACCTTTATGGTTAAATGATTTTTTGCCTGGACTAGAATGGAGGTATGGATTTGTATATGAAGCTAAGTACGAACTAAAAGGTATCCTATATAACAAATCATGGACACCTCCACCTTTTAAAAGTGTACAGAAAACCGGATTTAATTTAAAATCAGATTTAAAAACAAATTCGGTGTTTTAGCTTAAACTAAGTAACAATAATCAATATAATAATAAACAAATAATATTTTAAATGGAAACAAAAATTAACAAAATTGACGGTTATGAATTAAGTTCATTCGTTCGCAAATTACTTCCAATTGACAAATTCATTTTTATGAAAATCGCTAAAGAAGGTACTGTATCTTCTGTCTATTTTCCTGAGAGAGATGCCGTAAAATTGGTTAACACACCAACCTCTGATATCTTTGATGCTGACATTAAAGAACCAGTAAAGGTTAGTTTTTATAACGGTACTAAAGTTATTGATGCATTAAGTCATTTTAATGGAGATGTACAGGGTCGTATTAAATATACCGAGTATGATGGAGAATTAATGGCAAGTGATTTTATTTTAGAAAATGAAGATCTTCAAATTAATTTGGCATGTACAGATCCTTCATTATCTTTTATGGAAATGAGCAAAGAAGAAACTGATAGAGCATTTGATGTTGAATCTAAAATGTTTGATTTTGATTTACTCACAACACATGTAGATAAAATGAAATCATTATTTAACCTTGATAAAGATGAGGATATCTTTACTCTTTACATTGGAGAGAAAGGAATCAATATCAAAGGTACTTCTTATGATGCTACATTATGTCACTCTTATGATTCAAATGTAGAAAAAGGTGCTAAGGTTGTGATATACAAAAAGTATATTAATCTATTAGACAAAGAAAATTACAAGGTAAGTGTTTGTGAAAATAAAGTAGTATTTAAATCTCTTGATACTAATACACACTTAACTGTTGCTGTTGCTATAACAGACGAGGATTAATACTACGTCGTTAATGGAAAAAATTGACATTGTATTACAAGGACCTTATAATAATGATTTTGTTAATGAAATCGCATTACATTATTTAGCATTAGCCTTTGTCAATAATATAATTATTTCTCATCACACATCTGATACTAAAGAAAGACTATTACATAACAACATAAAATTCATCGCTACCGATAAAGTTAAACCTATCGGTAGTGGTAATGAAAATTTACAAATAGTATCTTCTTTAGCAGGTATAAAAGCAACATCTACTAAGTTCATTGTAAAAATGAGAAATGATCAAAAGTATACATTAGATTCTATGAAGACAATGTATGACTTTTATAATCAGAACTCTGAAAGAAAACTTTCTTTTACAAATGATGCATCTAAACCTTATAATAGAATATGTGTGGCAGGTAATTTTTCACACTTACCTTTTCATCCTAGAGATCATATTTTTTGGGGAAATAAAAATGACCTAATTGATTTATTTAGTTTACCTTTAGATAATTATGATATTTACCAAAGGTTAGATAATCACGATGATGACATAGTTGATGTTATTAATAGGAAAGATGCTAATTGGATTTTAACTGATCCGCACCACTTACCTTCTGAAGTTGTAATGAAAAATAATTTATCATGGATATTTTATGAGCAGCCGCCAGAGGAAAATTATAGTATGCCGTTAATAAGAACTGAGGCAAGGATAGGTTTAAACTATATAGCTAAATTTAACCCAAAGGTGAATATGTTTTTATCTAATCCTAAAGAATATGTACACGATGGCGCTCCTAACTACCATGAAGCAGTAAACATAAGTACTGATTTAACACCTAAGATTTTTAAATCCTTCCCTAGGGCCGGTATTGATTTATCATGTCCAAAAAATAATTGGAGTAATTATCCATACGACCAGCAATATGAACAGTATGGCGAAAGATGGCATGAAAATAATGTTTAAACTAAGTATAAACTTTACCATATAAAAATAAAAAATGACAGAGGAATTACAAAAAATTAACGAGGAAGCTTCTAAATTTTACAATTATGAACAAGCTGTAAAATTAATGCTTAACTCTATTTATGGCGCATTTGGTAATCCTTACTTTTATTTCTTCAACGTTGATATTGCAGAAACTATTACACTCCAAGGTAAAGATGCAATTCTTTACACCGAAAACTTAGTTAACAAATATTTTAAAGAATATTGGCATAAAGATACTGCTGCCCACCAAGCTATGGGAATAACCGTAACTGGTAAAATTGAAAAACCTGTTGGTATTTATATTGACACGGATTCGGTATATGTAAAGTTTGAGGAACTAATTAAAAAATCTGAAGGGTGGGAAGGTGATGAAAAAGAATTCATTTTAAAGTTATATGAAGTAAGGCTTAAAGCTTATATAGAAAAAATTCTACAAGTTTATGCTGATAATAATAATGCAGAAAACTTTTTATCATTTGAATTAGAAAGTATTGCTAAGAATGCAATATGGTTGGCTAAGAAAAAATACATGCAGAATATTGTTTGGAAGGATCCGGATATTCATTATGACGATCTTTCTAAAATTAGTTCTAAAGGATTTGAAATTATACAGTCATCCACTCCAATTTTTGCTAGAGAAAAACTAAAAGAATTGCTAACATATATATTTTCGGTTAGTGAATTAGATATGGGAGCCTTTGCTGCATTGCTTAAAGATATAAAAAGACAATTTAGATTAGCAAATGTTGATCAAATTTGTTTTTCACGAAAGGTTAATAATTATCAAAAGTACATTGTAAATGATTATGAACAATTTGAGATTGCATCAAAATGCCCAATCGGCGTAAGATCTGCAGGTTATCATAATTACCTTTTAAATAATTCTGGCCTTAAAGGAAAATATCAACCTTTAGGAAATGGCGAAAAATGTAAAATGTATTTTTCTACTGATAACTCGTGTGACGTGTTTGCATTTGCGCCTGGTGATTATCCTTATGAATTTGCCCCTAAGATTGATTATGATAGGCAATTTGAAAAAACTATATTAGATCCTATTAATCGTGTAGTAACTGCGATGGGTTTTAAATCCTTTAATAGAAATCTGATTTATACAACAAGCTTATTTTAAAAAAAATAATAAAACGATGGAAAAGAGATTAGAAAATCTAAATGAACAAACTGGTATAAAAAATATCTGTAAATTAGCACTTCAAGCCGGTGGTGATATTAGCCATCTTATTATACCAACCGAAGAAACTGGTGGTGATGGATTAACCAACGGTACTATACTTAAAGTTAATGGTCAGTGGTTAATGAATATTAGAAGAGTTGCTTATGCGCTATTTCATTCTGAGAATAATCAGAAGTTTCATTCTCCGTGGGGGCCACTTGTTTATTTTAATCCTGAGGATGATATTACATTAACTACCACTAATTACATGTGTGAGATAGATTCTGATAATTTAAAACTTAAAAAGTGGACAAAAACTGATACAAGTAAATTAGATGTTAAACCTATATGGGAATTCGTTGGACATGAAGATGTTAGGTTAGCCCATTGGGATAACATTCTATATCAAACTGGAGTACGTAGAGATACCACACCTAACGGTGAAGGCCGCATGGAGCTCTCTACTATTGAAAAACGTGGATGCTGTGATTGGGTAGAAACTGAAAGACAGCGACTATCAACACCAGATGGTAAAACTCATGCAGAAGGTGGCAGTTACTGTGAAAAGAATTGGATGCCTATTAATGATATGCCTTATCATTATGTTAAATGGTGTGTACCAACAGAAATAGTTAAAGTAAATCCTGCTGACGGTTCAGTTAAACAGATTGCTTTAGTAGATCAACCAAACTTTAATCCTCCTAGAGATATAAGAGGATCATCTAATGTAATTAAGTATAAAGATATGTGGGTTGCTATAATCCATGAATGTGATTTATGGTATGACATAGATAATAAAAAAGATGCAGTTTACCATCATAGAATATTATGCTGGGATAAGGATTGGAATTTAATTAAGACTAGTGAAACATTTAATTTTATGACAGGTCAAATTGAATTTACTTGCGGCTTGGCATTAGATGGTGATAACTTCTTAATTCCGTTCGGTTTCCAGGACCATACTTCATTCTTATTAAAATTACCAACATCAGTATTTGATTTTTTAATTGAAGATGAGATTGTACATACTGAGATTGACAAAGATAACCATAGCGATACAGTTATTACTAGATTTATTAAAGACCCTTATAATGGACAACGTGCATTTGACATGGCTGAATGGTATTTTAATAAAGGTCAATATGCTTCTGCATTAGGTTTTTATTCAAGATGTGCTGAATATTCAGATGATGAAAATCTAATTTACCAATCAGTGTTTATGTTAGCTGGGTGTTTATCTGCAATGAAGCGTAGAGATAATGCTGAAGAACTTATGTACCTAAAAGCAATTGAATTAGATAAAGATAGACCAGAAGCTTACTTGGCATTATCAAGATGGTACTCATGGAGAAATCAACCAAATAAAGCATATAGTTTTGCAAGCATGGGTTGCCAATGTACCAAGAAAGATTTTAAAGTATCCCCTAGTTTAGGATATGACGAGAGTGAATTACAATTACAAAGAATTCTATTTTCTAGCTTTGATGGCAAGTATGAAGAAAAGAAAAAAGTATTACAACAGGCAGTCAACGACGGTATAGATTATCCTTGGGTTAAGCACCATGCAAATAAGTGGAAGATAAAAAAGAATAATTAAACAAACCTTATATTTTCTATATAATAATAAAATAAAAACAAATATGGCAAAAGAATTTTCATTCGCAGATTTAAACAAGGAAATGTCTAAACACTCCACATACGGAGAGACTTTAGATAAATCAACTATCTCAGAGATAGATCACTATATACCAACAGGTAATTGGCATCTTAACGCTTGTTTAACAGGTTCTTTATTTGGAGGTTATCCTAATAATAGAGCAGTTGCATTAGCTGGGCCTTCTGGTACGGGTAAAACTTATCTTATCTTAAATGCAATTAAACAAGCCCAACAACAAGGCTATAGTATTGTATTTTATGATTCTGAAAATGCTGTAGATAAAGCACTAGTTGAAAAATTTGGAATTGATCCAACAAAATTTCGTTATGAGCCATGTAATACGGTTCAAGAGTTTAGAACTTCAGTAACTGCTATTACTGATGTATTAGTTGAACAAAAGGCAAAAGGAATTACTTTACCTAAAATTATGGTGGTATTAGATTCTGCAGGTAACTTGGCAACTCAAAAAGAAATTGATGATGCTAAGACTGGGAGTTCTAAAGCTGATATGACAAGAGCTAAATTGCTAAAATCTACCTTTAGAATTATTATGACGCAATTCGGTATTTGTAAAATTCCTTTCTTATTTACAAATCATACTTACCAAACACAAGATCTTTTCTCAAGGCAAGTAGGTGGTGGTGGAACTGGTCCAGAATACGCAGCTTCTATTATTCTATTCTTAGGCAAAGCTAAACTTAAAGAAGGTATAGAACAAACTGGAATTATTGTAACCGCTAAACCAAATAAAAATAGATTTGCAAAACCTACAAATATTAAATTCCATATTTCCTTTAATAAAGGTATGAATCCTTATATCGGTTTAGAGGAATATATTAGCTGGGATACCTGTGGAGTTGAAAGAGGAAGGTTTATAAATGAAAATGCATTCAATAAATTAACTGATATAGGTAAGGCTGAGTGTAGAGAGCATTCTTTTACAAAAGATAAAAAAGAAGTTACCTGGTATTTTCAACCTGCTGCAACTGCAAGAAAGATTTGTGTTAAACATCTAAATGATACCGTTGACCTTAATCAATTATTTACACCGCAAGTAATGACCGATGATGTGTTAAAAGCATTAGAACCAATCGTTGCCGCTAAATTTAAATATGGTGAAGAACTTGATGTTGAAAATTTAACCGAAATGCTAGAAGCTGATGTTACCGAAAAATCTTAATACTGCAAAACTTAAAGTAAAGCACGTATTAGGAAATCATACAACCTTGTCCAACTATCCAGACGCTGAGGATATTATATATGAACTAATACGAGATTATTGTGGAAAAGTTGCAAAGGAAATTAAATTTACTAATGTATCCTTAAAGAAAAAGTATAGCCTAGATGATGAAAAGGCTAATTCTATAATTATGCAACTTAGAAACGATAAGATAATTAAAGTATCATTATCTAATTCTGCTTATACCACATATGAAGTTATTACAAACCCATATGAGTAAACTAAATATAGTTTTTGCTATATAAAAATAAACAAGATGAACTCAAGTACAGACCACGAAAAAATATTTTTTAATTATTTTCTTAAGAAGCCACATTATCTAAAAAGTACTGGTCCAGGATTCTTTTCAAACAATGATTTAGATCATATAGCAAAATTATCAAAAAAGTTTTATACTGATTTTGGTGAAAGTCCTTCAAGAGAACAAATGAAGGCACTCATTAAAGATGATTCTAATGAAATTCCTGTAAATATAGTATCCAGTATTTATGATATTAATATTAATGAATATGACCAAGATTGGTTAAAGAGAACTGGTGAAGCATGGGTTAAATGGAAACACTTTGATAAACAATTAGTAAGAACTATTGAATATGTAAAGACTCAAGATGTTTCCCCAGAGAATGTCGAAGATGTAGTAACTCGCGCAATCGGTATGATCTCAACAGAAGGATCCTTAAACTTTGATACTGATATTGGATTAGACTTTTTTAAACCAGAAGATCACGTACAAAGAACATCAAAGAAAATTGAAACAGGATGGTCTTTTGTAGATAATGTATCAGGCGGTGGATATGATACAAAATCTTTAATAGTTTATGCAGGAGAACAGAACATTGGTAAATCTATATGGTTAGCCAATGATGCTGCAAACTTTGTTAGGATGGGTCATAATGTTGTTTTTATAACAGCGGAGATGTCAGCACAAAAGGTATTAAAAAGAATAGGTGCAAATCTTCTTCAAATTCCTATGCCACAATATGATGAGAAAACTGGCAATAGAGATTTTATGAAAAGGCGTTTAGAGAAAATATCTCGAGGCCTACTACCACCTGGTAAACTTTTTGTAAAAGAAATGCCAACTTCACAAGGTACTGTTTTAGATATAGAAGCATACTTAAAAGATTTAGAAGAAGTACAAGATCATAAAGTAAATGTATTAGTTGTTGATTATATTAACATTCTTGCAAATTATAGAAATCCTAATACTGAAAATACTTATATGAAAATAAAACAAATTGCTGAAGATCTCAGGGCATTAGCCGTTAAGAGAGATATGTTAGTAATTTCAGCCACACAGATTAACCGTGGTGCATGGGATGCTACGGAAGTAAGAATGGAAAACATTGCAGAATCTGCTGGTCTTGCGCATACTGCTGATGTTATGTATGCACTTATTCAAGATTCTATGATGCATGCAAATAGAGAATACTGGTTAAAGGTATTAAAAATTAGAGATGGTCAAGGTAAAGGTACTCGATGCCGGTTTAATATTGATTACGATCATATGAGACTTACTGAGACTGATGATATAAATTAAAATAAAAAAATATATATGTGGGGCAAAAAGAAAAAACCAAAATTAGACGAGAATGGAAAACCTATTCCAGTTAAGTTAGCCGATAAAGATAAAATCTTTAACAATACATACGGTGACCAAGATGTAACCGAGAATAAAGTAAACTTTACTGTTGCCGCTACTTATGGTGATAGTATGGATCCGGATGATAGGATGCATTATGAATTGTTAATTAAAAAGATTGATAAGATTATTAAAGGTAGTGAATATGAACACTTAAATGAAGCAACACCAGAAGGTGTTATTAAAAAATTAAACAAGGTTCAAATCAACAGAGTATATTCTTTCGTAATAGAAAATTTAGGTGACGGATATACAAGGGTAGATTTATTTAGTGTCATATCAGATTACTTTGATGTATTTCCTAATAAATTTTATAATTCACTTTCCAATAAATTTAAGGATGAACTTATTAAAGAATTAGACGATAAGTATAATATCCTTGAAAAAAGGAAAATCAGAAAATTATTTTAATATGGCAAGAGTATGGATGGTAAGTGATTCTCATTTAGGATGTAGGTCAAATTCTGTATTATGGTTAAGCATTATCGAAGATTACTTTTTTGAATTTTTTATACCTCTAGTTAAAAAGGAATATAAAGAAGGTGATGTTCTTTATCATTTAGGAGATGTGTTTGATAATCGTCAGAGTGTTAATTTAGCTGCACAGGATTTAGCAATAAGAGTGTTTGAAGAATTAGGTAAAATATTTCCAGATATACATATCATAGTTGGTAATCATGATATTATGAGAAAGAACTCCAATGATATAGCATCTGTTGATTGTTTAAAATATTTACCTAATGTTACTGTTCATAAGCAGCCTAAGATTTTAAAGTATGGTGATGCTAAATGTTTACTTATGCCTTGGCGCAGAGACCATGCTCATGAAAAGGAAACTTTAGATTCTATTAAAGAAAACATTGATTATATGTTTTGTCATACTGAAACACGAGGTGTACAAACTTCTCCTAGCACAAAACATTTACATGAAGGTGGTAATGACGTAGGAATATTTAAAAGATTTAAAAGAGTTTACTCTGGTCATATTCATTATAGACAAGATAAACAAAACTTTGTGCTTGTAGGTAACCCTTACCAAATGACAAGATCTGATAGAGGAAACCAAAAAGGTATTTATGTATTAGATTTAGAGACAGGTAAGCATGAATTCTTTATGAATAAGAGGAGTCCAGAATTTATAAGGTATTATATTAATGATATCTTAGAGATGCGTATGGAGGATATAAAGAAAGAAATAAAGGATAATTTTGTAGATGTTTTTATACCATCAAATGTACTAGGTAAATATAACATTAATATGTTTATGGATTATTTAGATGGTGTTGCTAGAAAATTAGAACCTAGGATTTATGATGAAGAAAATCCTTATGATAGAGAAGATGGCGAAATGTCTGATTTTAATGGAGAACTAAACTTAATGAATATTGCAGCAGAATATATTAATTCTTTAGAATATGAAGAAGATTTAAAAGAAAGGCTAAAGGCATCAGTGCAGGATTTATATAAAAGAACATTATCACCTAACTATGAAGATTAAAAAGGTAGAATTTAAAAACTTTGCAAGCTACGGCAACCGTACACAAGTAATAGAATTTGACAAAGATAAAAGTGATCTTTATTTAGTACTAGGTGGAAATGGCGCAGGTAAAAGTACATTAGCAAAAGTTATAACTTACTTATGTTATGGTAAAGTAGAAGGATCAACATTAAAAGATTTACCGAATAGAGTAAACGGTGCTCTTTGGGGTAAGATCCATTTAGAATCTAAAAACAATACCGTTGAAATAGAAAGAGGAATTAATCCTGGTATTTTTAATGTTAAAATAAATGGATCTGAATATGATGTTGCAGGTAAAGTAAACTTACAAGATTTTCTAGAAACAGAAATTTATGAAATCCCTTATCATGTATTTAAGAATGTAATTATTTTATCTGTAAATGATTTTAAGTCTTTTATTACAATGTCTCCTTATGATAAGAAAAGAATCATTGATAAGATATTTGGATTTTCTATTATTAATGAAATGGCTGAAGCCGTCAAAGAAAAGAGAAGATCTATTATTGAGGAGATCCGAACATATGACGATGAAATAAGAACTCTTAATGAATCAATAGAATCTGTAATCGATAAGATAAAGCATTTTGAAAAGGTTAGTAAAAATAAAGATGCTAAAAAGATTAAAGTTCTTAAAGAAAAGCTATTGCAGTTAAATGAAAATAGAAAAAAGTTAAAAGAGCTTACATCTGCAACAAAAATTAACTTAGAAAAATTAGATGAAAATTCAAGAAAGCAAAACAATAAAAAATCAACATTAAACTCTAAGATTAACACTGTTAAGAAAGAACTTAAGCTATATGAAAACAATGAATGTCCTACTTGTACAGCCCCTCTTAATTCTGATTTTCATTTAGATATTAAAAAAGAAAAACAAGATTCTTTAGATTTATTATTTACTGAATGGAATCAAATAAAAGACGATGCAGAAAAAGCAGAGACTGAATTAACTGATCTTAGACAAAAAGGTAGAAAGATACATGTTAAAGTTGGTCAGTTAGAAACTCAGATGGAAGCCATTAAAGATAAGTTAATTGAAATGGCTGATAAAGATGAATCAGAATCTGGATCTCATCTTAAGCAATTAGTAAAAGATTTTAAAACTAGAAAGGACGATAAATCTACCGGTAAACTAAAGAGTGAAGGCCAGGATTATTACTTAACTATCTTAGAAAACATTATGGGTGAAAATGGAATTAAGAACTTAGCAGTAAGATCTATACTCCCCTCCTTTAATAACCACATCCAATTAATGGGGAGAGAGATGGGAATACCGTTTGGTATTAGATTTAATGAAAAGTTTTATTGTTCTCTCCATCATTTAGGAACGGAGATTAGTCCTAAGACACTAAGTACAGGTGAAAAGAAAAAGGTTGATTTTGTAATTATCATGGCTTTAATAAAAATGATTAAGGTTAGATTCCCATCACTAAACATTTTATTTTTAGATGAAATCTTCTCTTCTATTGACTCTGATGGTGTACACCATATAATTAACATACTTCATAATACAATACAAGATATCGGCCTCAATACCTTTGTTATCAATCATACGGTTTTACCAAGTGAATATTTTGATAAAAAGATTGAAATAACTAAAGATGGTGGCTTTAGTGAATTTAACATTGAATCTATTGGATAAATAGAATATAAACAAAGTCTAATAGATGTCAGCATATAACCAAGAATTTAATAAAGATAATACTATACTTCGGTATCTAACCGTAGGTATGCTAGCCGAGCTTAGTAAAAAGGTATATTATTATAATCAAATAGATGAAGATACCTTAAAGAAAATTGAAGTACCTTTCTTCTATTCTATATCTGGTAACGAAAGATTTCTTTTAGATAATTTTATGTTTGACGCAGAAAAGGAAGGTAAGGCTATTGGCGATTATGAAGTAGTACCTCGTGGTATTATACAGATGAATTCAATGTCGATTAACGCAGATGAACAAACTAATAAATTTACAAGAGCTGAATTTGTAAGAGAATGGGATGGTATGCTAAAGACATTTTCTTTAATGACCAATTTTTTACCAATTACTATAGGATTTGGTGTAACTATAATATGTTCTAATAATTTAGAAATGTTAAAGGTTACTGATTCTATTATGAGTAAATTATATAAAGGTACTTTATTTAATGTAGATTTAGGTATGTTTAGAGTTAATGCCTCAATGTCAGTACCAGAAGACTTTTCACAGGATAGGTTATTTGAATGGGGATTAAATGACAAGAAAGAATTTCAAGTTACTTTTGATATGGAACTAAAATCGTTTATGCCAGTATTTGAAAGTGGTATATTATTACCTGAAATTGATTTTATTACTAAACAGGCCATAAAATCAAATCCTAACGCTTCAGGCGTTGGTCAATTAAGATCTGATAGTAATGGAAATATGGGAATTTATTTTGGAGGTGTATTTCAAGAGTTTAAATTTACTGATGATAATATAAAAGTTGCACCAGACACGGCGGTTATGAGCAACGAATCATATAATAATATCTCAAGTAAAGAAGTAGGTGGGCCTTATGATGAAAGAACTATTGATACGTCACCACCATCAGAAGAATCCCAATCTAGTAAGTCTTACAGAAATGCTAATAATGATGAAGGATAATTAACTCTAAGTTCTTAGAATATATAAAACAAATCAAATTCTATAATATGGAAAAAGTTATTAAAGAAGGACAAACACAAGTTTACTCAGGTGGTTCAATAGACCGTCAATATGGTGTTAATACTGATGCTCCTTACCTTAATATGCCACCTCAGCAATTAATTGATATTGTTGGTGTTTTATTTGCACAAAGCGGTAAAACTAAACTAGATGGTAAAAACGGTAAAGTAGTTGAAAGTGGACCAATGACGGATTCACAAGTACTTGCAATTCTTGTAGGTATGGGAACTCCTCAACAATTAGCAATGAGTGCTATCAACGCCTTCAAAGGAAATCAACCAGAAATTACAGAAAATAATAATAAACAAAAAAATCATAACGAAATGAAATTTACAATTGCTGAACTGCATGAAAATGTTATGAAGAGTATTGAAGCTTTAAAGGTAATGAATTCGGATAATTCCAGAGTTTCCTATTCTGCTAAAAACGCTCTTGACATTTTACAAGAATCTTTAAAGGCATTCCCTATGAGATTCAACAACGAAGAAACTGAAGTTATCAGTGAAGAAATAGAAAACAGTGTTAACCCTATGTTAAAGTTTAACATTGCTAAGAACCTTCATAAAAGCTTGGCATCTTCAGATTGGTTAAATCCAATACACGAATTAAGATCTTATATCACAGGAGCTTATGCCGATACTAAATGGTCATTCAGGGTAACTGAAGCGATCGCTCGTACACAAACACAAAAAGGTAAGATGTTTGAAGGATTAGTAAATGACCTAGAAGGTTTATTAAATGAATCTTCTGATACTATTAAATCTAAGTTTTCTGCTGTGGCTGCAAAAAATCCATGGTCAATGGATTGTAAAGCTATTTTAAATGAAATGAAAGCTGAAGATAATAAAGCTTCTGAAAATGGAAGTGGAACTATTTCTACAATTCTTTCACCAGTTTTAGAATCAGAAAATGGATTAACATTCCACTTACATGGAAAGAATTATAATTTTGATGGAAAAACAATTACTGAAGCTGAAGTTAAAGATGCTAGATTCTTCGATGTATTAGAAGGACTAGGAATGTTTAAGAACATGAATAATACTTTAGTTACTTTCGGTGAAGGTAATGATAGAACGTTAGAATACAATTTAACTGAAGGTACTATTAAATTAGGAAAGACTGATTTATCAAATGCTAGTATAATTGAATTAAAAGAATCTTTAATGGCTCTTAACTTTTTCGGTTACAGAAATCAATGGAAAATTGATAAAGTATGTAAATTCTTTGAATCTGTTGATCTTCTTGCTGAAATGGATAACTTTACAAACATTACTTCAAATGAATTTGCAAATTTATTCTTAACTATGATTAATGTAAACGAAGGAGTTTATGTAAACAAAGTTAATTCTGCAATGCACGTAAATGAAATGGTATTTGTATCATCTGCAACAGAGACAGTTAAATTAGTTAAAGAATTTATTAATTATGATCCTTCTCCAATATTATCAGAAAAATTAATTGCTGAAAATAATGAAGTTGCTAAAGTTGAAAAATCAAGATCTGATATCTCAGATAAAATTTCATTTTTAGAAGAAAAGAAAGCAAAAGTAAAAGAAGCTATTAATAAGCTTGGTGAAACTGAAGAACTTACAGAAGCAATGAATCTTTTAGAAGAAGAAATTTCTAAGTTTGAAAAATCTTTACAAGAAACTTATGATAAGGTTGTATTAGGTGGTAATAAAGGCGATAAGTCTAAAACACATGATGGCGAAGATTTTGAAGAAGAAGATGAAAAGAAAGAAGAAGCAGTAACAGAAAAAAAAAGTCGTAACGATTATTTAAACGACGGTTTTGTTGAAGCTGAAATTAATAAAAACGGTAATGGTCTTAGAAAAGGCCAGGAAGTTATGGTAAGTGCCGAGGATTATACTTCTCTTGGTGATGATGATTCATTAGAATGTATTGATCCAAAAAATGGAAAAACTACAATCTGTCCTAAAGGTCAACTTAATGTTAAGATTTAATTAACTTTCACTTTATAGAAAAGCCGGTAGTAATAATAAACTATCGGCTTTTTTTGTATATAATAATAAATAAACATTATGAAATGGCAAGAAAAAGAAATTATTTAAACAATAGAGATCTTTTAGAAGAAATAGTTAAATCTAAAGAATTAGATGAACTAACACCAAAAGCATTAGAATTCCTAATGTTATTAGCAGACAAATGTTCTAGAAAATTATCATACGCAAACCCTGACGATAGACAAGACTGTATAGCATCTGCTTATATGGATTTGTTTAAATATTGGAGAAATTTTAATCCAGAAAAATCAACTAACGCATTTGCGTATTTTACTGAAATATGTAAAAGAGGTTTTGCAAAAGGTTGGAATAAATTACATCCTAGAAAATATGCAGGTACTGTTTCTATTAACGGTAGTGCTGATAGTGACGGTATTTATACAATATAAATTTTAAATGAGCATTAAAAAGGTAAAGCCTACTTCTAAGTCTGGATTTAAGCAAGGGTATTATAATCCTATTAATCCAAGAAAGTACATTGGGGAGCATCCAATCATATATAGAAGTAGCTGGGAGCGAAAGTTCTGCCATTGGTGCGATCATAATGAAGAAGTAATAAAATGGGCATCTGAGCCGTTTTCGGTAAAATATTTTAATATGTTGGATAAAAAGTTTCATAACTATTATCCAGACTTTTATATGAAAATGGATAAAGGTGGAATAATGGAAGAATTTGTTGTAGAGATAAAACCAAAGGCCCAGTTACAAAAACCAAAAGCACCAAAAAGAAAAACCGCAAAGGCATTAAAAAACTTTCAACATGGATATGAAACATATGTTAGAAACCTTTGTAAAACCGAAGCATTAAATAAAATGGCTAAACTAAGAAATTTTAAAGTAATGCTTTTAACAGAAGACTCAAAATTATTCTAATGGCAATAGTAGGATCCTTTCAAGAAGACTTAGATATTTACCTTGCAGATTATAAAGGTAGAGCTGGTGCATCAAAGCAATCAGATAAAGATCTCAAAAAAATTGGTAATAAAGCAAAAGGTATATTGGATAATGGTAAAATGTATTCATTTGAATATTTTACCCCAGATGAAACTTTTTATGATACTTACCCTTTAGTGTTAGGTTTAGGAAAAAGTGATAATGATCATCAGTTAGGTTTAAATTTACATTACATCCCGTATGATGCTAGATTACCTTTTTTATCTGATGTATTTAAATCATTCAAAAGTACTATAAGTTCTGCAATAAATAAGTCACCAGGTAATCCTGATGCACAGCCTAGATTAAGTGAATTTACTTATGACAATTTAAAAAAATCATTAGGTAGAAAATATAATGTTACTTATGCTATTAGACAATATAGATTAGATAGAATAAGAAAACCGAGGATGTTAGGTTATGAAGATTGGTATATAGGTGCTGTTAACAATCAAAATCATTTCTTTGGAGGAAACATTAACGAGGCACAAGCATTATATTACAAGAATATATAAACAATAAAAGATAAAACAATATGGCAGGTTTTACTGATAGAAGAGGACCCTTAAGTACAGGCAATCCAGTAAGGAAGATTTTAAAAGATCTTTCTAATTTAGGTATGGCTTACGATGATATGATCATTCGTAATTCCCGTGCAGTAGGGTTTACAGAAAATCAAATGGGTTATACATTTAATCCAATGGGTTCTGATGCTGATGATATATATAGCGCATTTGCTGCATTATCATTAACGGATACTACAATGAAAAAGAATATCTCTATATTTGATAGAGATTATGAAAGAAAGCGAGATCAACTTAGAGAATACGCAGTACAAGATGAGATAGAAGATATCTTAGATGTAATTACAGATGAGGCTATTGTATTTGATGAATCTAATTTTATGGCATACTCTGATTTTCATGGACATATTGCAAGTTCTATTGAAGATGAAATTGGTGATGTATATAATAACCTTTATAATTATTTTGGTTTTAATGATTCGGTTCAGCCTTGGAATTATTTTAGAAAATTTTTAGTAGATGGATTCCTTGCTTTTGAAATAGTATATAATGATAAGCAGACAGAGATTATAGGATTTAAGGAATTAGACCCTATTTCCTTAATGCCAGGTATTGATACTGACACTGGAAAGAAGCAATGGGTACAATATAAAGGACAAGGTGCAAAGGAAAGAAAGTTATGGGATTCACAAATCATATACCTTTCATATTCACAAGTTAATTCACCAATGAGAATATCTTATGTAGAAAGATTAATAAGATCATTTAACCTTTTAAGAATTATGGAAACAACTAGAATTATCTGGGCTGTTTCAAATTCTTCATTTAAAACTCAGTTTATTATACCTGTTGGTGGTAAATCAAAAACTAGAGCAAAGCAATCACTTGCACAGTTAATGAATTCATACAGAGAAGTAGTAGATTTTAATCAAGAGAGCGGTGAAATTCAAACTAATGGAAAACCAATGATGCCATTTAATAAGGAATATTGGTTACCTTCTAAAGATGGTGAATCTCCAGAGATTAGTACAATTGGTGGTGATGGACCAGATCTTGGTGATACAGAATCTCTTAAGTATTTTGCAGATAGATTAAAATTAGCATCTAAGATACCATTTTCTAGGTTTGATAAAGAAGGTGGTAATACTTATGATATGGATGCTAGCGGAATGTTAAGAGATGAAATTAAATTTTCTAAATTCGTTGATAGGTTAAGATCTATATTTCAAGAGATATTAGTTAAACCTATGTATCTTCAAATGTGTATTAATCATCCTGAATTAACAAATGATATTTCTTTTAAATCTGGATTAGGACTTAATTTTGTTAAGGATAACGTGTTTGAGGAAATGAAAGAAATGGAATTACAAACAAAACGAGTCGATTTTATAGGTAACCTAAAAACTCAGTTAAGTACTATGACAGCAGAAATGGAAGAAATTCCATACTTCGATTTAGGATTCTTGGTTAAGAGATATGGCGGCTTTACTCGTGAAGATTTAAAGGCTAATGCCAGAGCAAAAGAAAGAGCTGATTTAGAGAAAGAGAATTATTCAGAAAAGGATATTGAAAAGATCCTTTTAGGTGCTGATAAGGCAGATTTTAAACCGGAAAAGAAAGAAGGTGCAGCAGATGAGGATCCATTAGCAGACCTCTAATAAAAACTCTACAGAGATTGTAATATATAAATCAAATAACTACTAGAAAATGTCAGGAAAAAAATTATTAATTCTTGAAAGGCAAAAATCAAATTTAGATATAACGACCGGAGATGACGGTTCTGTTGTATTGGAAGGTGTATTTACCGAGTTTGATGTCAAGAACAAGAATAACCGAATTTATGAGGAGAAGGAAGTAATGCCTCACATTAATGAATTACAAGAAAAGGTTAAGACCAATAAACTTCTAGGTGAATTAGACCACCCAAAAGATTTTGATGTTAGTTTAGCTAATGTATCACATGTAGTAGAATCTTTAGACTATGATAAAGATAAGAAGCAAGTTATTGGTAAAATAAGATTACTAAATACTTCTAAAGGTAAAGAAGCTCAGGCTCTTATCAAAGATGGTATTCCTTTACATATTTCAAGTAGAGCTGCTGGTACAGTAGATGAAAATGGTAAAGTTAAAATTAAAAAGTTTTTTACTTATGATCTGGTTGCAGATCCTGGTTTCGAGAATGCTGAACTATCCAGAGTAAATGAATCTTTTGGCCTAAGTAATGATGATGGAATATTGATTTACGAAATGGAAGAAACTGAAAATAACAACGATAATAAAAAAGATCTAACAATGGAAAATAAAAACTATGTATCCGTCGAAGATTTTCAAAAGTATACTGAATATGTATCTGGAGTTCTAAGTAATGTTAAAGAATCTACTAATTCTAACAATGATGAGGTAATGGAAAAACTTATTAAGTACACCGAGCATATTGCAGAGAAAGTAAATCAGGTTACTGATTATGCTGAATACTTATCAGAAAATTTAGACAAAAATATTTCTTACTCTGACTACTTAGCAGAGAATGTAAATTCAATTAAAGATTATGCTACATACTTAGCTGAAGAGCTTGATGGTAGTATTCAATATGCAGAGCATGTTGCTGAGATGGCTGACAAAGGAATTCAATATTCTAACTATGTTGCTGAAAATGTAGAAAAGAGTATTGATTATTCAGAATATGTAGCTGAAAAGGTTGATCAGAATATTGCTTATTCTGAATATCTTGGAGAAAATGTAGATAAGAGTATTAAGTATTCTGAATACATTGCCGAAAACATTAATACCCCAAATGCTAATTCAATCAACGAAGGAACTGTTAATGAATACGGTAAAATGGAAGGTGCAACTCCAACAATGGAAGAAGTTTCAAAATGCATGGACGAAGGTATGACTTATGAACAAGTATGTGAAAAGTATCCAGATGCTGATAAAGGCAAATTAAAAGAAATGTGTGAATCATGTGGTAAAACTCATGAGACTGTAGATTATAAAAATTCTATTGAAGAAAAATTAGAAAAGTTAATTGCAGCTGCTGAAGTTAAGAATGTATCTGAAATGCACTTTATGAACTTCTTAGGAGAATCTAAAAAGAATGAATTTAATTCTTTATCAACAGAGAAGCAAGCTATGATTGTAGAATCAATGAATGCTAAACCAATTATGTCAACTATACAAGCTGAAAATATTTGGGAATCTAATTTTATTGAAAAGAAAAGAGAATTAGATGTTGTTTCTGATATGCCAGAAAAATTCCAAGAAAAATGGAATAACCTTTCTGAAAATAGAAAAAACCAAATTATTTCTGAATCAAGGTTCCATCCTGTAAATAATCAATATGGAATTAATAACTTCTGGTCAACAAGAGATCTAAGAGATACTCAAATTGTAACAGAATCTATTAATGAAAGTAAAACTGCTGCTGAGTCTGCAGCTACTAAAGAGCCATTAATAAATGAATCTTTTAGAAGTGACTTAGTAGAAAAAATGAAATTCAGATTAGGTAGATAATCTAATCTAAAAGATATTAATCGAATGGTTAAGAAGAAAAGAACCGAGGCGATTAAATAAACGGAATTGAAAGATTCCACAATAATGCGAAAAATAATTTTTAAAAAATGTACGCAAATCAATTAATCAACGAGGCCGAGGTTCAAAAGACCTGGGGCCCTATCATTGAGGAAAGTACTGGTATTACTGAAAAGTCTAAGTTATCTTGGATGTCTAAGTACTGTCACTACCACAATCTTAATGAGAGTGTATATAATACTGTACACTTAAATCCTAACATGAATACTCAAGGTATGGGTGCAACTGCTTTCCCAAGCAATCCTACTACCATGAATAACTTCAATGACACTAGTGCTGCTGGTATGACTGCCGGATCTGGAGACAGACCTTTTTCTTTGTTACCACTTGCTATGCAAGTTGCTGCTCAGACTGTAGGTTTAGACTTAGTACCTGTTGTACCAATGCAAGGCCCTATGGGAGTATTAACTTACCTAGACTTTGTATATGGTGGAGGTAGAACTACTGATGCAGGTGGAAAAGTAACTGATTCTGCACCATTACTAATTAAAGCTGATTTAACTTTAGCTTCAGGTGTTGCTGCTTTAGCAGTTGACCAATTAGTATATGCTGCTTCAACTGCTGCTAACAATGCTGCTTACGAATTAACTTACGTAGGAAAATCTAGAATCGATGGTTATTCTATATTCCGTGTAAGAGGTAACGGTGTTGCTACTGATACTAACTTTGCACAAGGTGAAGAAGGATATGAAGCTATTTACCAAGCTATTGCTAACGGTGTAGATTTCTATTCTGATATCGCTACTGCTGTTGTTATCGGTGCATGGGGAGATACTCCTGAATATGTAAAAGCTTTGGAAGACCATATTACTGGTTTCTCAGGTAACGCATTTGAGGATAACAACCCACTACCTGGTGCTGCTAATGTACCTGGATTCTTAACTGAATCTATCGACGGTAATGATCCATACCAAAGAGGTGTTGGTGAATCTACCCCAGATAACATTATGGGACTAAGCTTATTCAATAAGTCTGTTGCTGCTAAAACTTTCCAAGTTGCTGCTGCTGTGACTAGAGAACAAGTTCAGGATTTGAAACAATTCGGAATCGACGCAGTTGCTCAAGTAGAAGCTGTATTGGTAAATGAATTAACTCAATCTATCAACAAATACATCTTGGATAGAATCTTCAGAAATGGAGCTCAAAATGCAGGAAATATTAATACTGTTGATGGCTTACAGTTATCTGCTTCTTACGGAACAACTGCAGCTCCTGCTGTTGTAATTCCATTAGGACCTGGAAACGATTCTAATACTAATATTAATGCAACTGTTGCAAGAACATTAGTTAATGCAGGTGGTGAAACACAAGGAACTTTACAACGTAGGTTGTATACTAAAGTACTTGCTGCTTCTAACCTAATTGCAACAAGAGGAAGAAGAGGACCTGCTACTTTCGCAGTAACTTCTGGAGAAATTGCTACGGCACTTCAGGATGTTGCAGGATTCGTACCTTACCCACTATCAAATACAATCAACCAAGCTGGTGGATCTTTATATCCAATCGGTGCTTTGGCTGGTGTAACTATTTATGTTGATCCAAACATGGCTTGGACTGACTATAGAGTTGCTGTAGGTAGAAAAGGTGATGGTAATTCTCCTGGTTTAGTATTCATGCCTTACTTAATGGCTGAATCTGTTGAGACAATCGCAGAAGGAACTATGGCTCCTAAAATCGCGGTTAAATCTAGATTCGCTTTAGTAGACGCTGGATTCCACCCAGAAACAATGTATTACACATTAGGTTTTGAATTCCAAGCTGGTACTAGTATCATCTAAGAATAAAAACTTATAATACAGTTTTAAAAGGTTCGCTTAACGGCGGACCTTTTTTTGTCTTATATCAGTTGAATATATAAAAAAATCAATAACTAGATATGAAAAGAGTAAAATCATACAATCAATTTATAGCTGAATCTAATAAAGGTGTAGATGAAGGTATCACCGATATTAAAGGTATTGCGTCTAATCCTATAAAATGGAAAAAGATTAAAAATAATGCTAAGAAGTATCAACAGACTAAAGTTCAGGTAGCTTTAAATAATGTTGATTACGAAAAGAAGAAACAGGCATCTAAAGGAGAATTAGATAAAAAGACTAATGATACATTAAAAGCTGCAAACGCCGCTAAGAATCAGGCGCTTAAAGATAAGGCTTCTGCAATAGGTCAAAGAATGAAAGATCTTGCTACAACCGATCCACTAAAAAAGGTTGTAACTATTGCAACAACTAAAGCTAACCTAGCAGCAGCTGAAACTGCGCTTAAAGCAGCAGACGGTGAAGAATCAAAACAACTTAAGATAAGAATTAAAAAATTAGCAGCAACAGCGGCTGATGCTAAAAAGGATCTTCAAGATTATGAATCTGATAGTGGAGATAAAGAACAGGTTGAATTACCAGGAGAAAA